CACATCCTGCCGTGTATGGAGGTGAGTCCGAACCAGATGCAGGGGATGAATCCATCGGCTAATCCGAGAAAGGATGAATCGACCCAGCAGTACTGGTGATGGGGCAACTGGCCGGCTTGTGAGTAGGTCATTTACAATTCCTTGATCTGTTCTGACCGTTGTTTCTGCGGGCTCACAGCTCTTCCTCCTCCTCCCACATTTCTCGGTGCTTCAATTCCGATGTCTCTAGTCCGAGCTTGATCAGGTGTTGAATCCGGTCGTTGAGTTCGCCGGTCCTGTTCCGCAGGTGTTGGTTCAGCACCCGCAGTTCCCGCACCTCCTGCTCCAGCTTGGCGAGGTGCGACGGCATGGGGTGTTTGTCGTTCATGGTTTGTCCTCCTCAACCCGTGCTGAATTGCTTCTCTGGCTTATTTGAATAAAAGTTAGCTGGCGATCTCTTCTTTTCTGATTCCTAATTTCTTCAATATCTTTATGTGTCAATGTTTCGATTGGTTTCAATTCTGATTTCGGGATGAAATAGGCTGGTTCTCTGTTGTTCGGAGTTCCGAAAAATCGCTCCTGCTTCGCATCGAAGCCGCTGATCCAACCGCACACTTCATAACTGCCGCAACTGCCGGTCACCAAGACCCAAACACAGTTTTCGGCATCGTCAGGACGCACGATCAGATCGTAGCTGGATTTGCTCCTGGTACGGACCTGAATACCGTAGAGATCACACTCCTTCCAAGCATTCACGCTTCCCGGCCAGTACATGTTGAGGGCTTTTGCAGCGGCCATCTCACCAAGAGCGCCCTCAATGTGGTGTGACCAACCTTCTTCCGGCGGGGTACCGGACTTTTGCCGACACTTGCGTATCACCGCGTGGTAGTGACGTAATCCTCCAACTCGGAGGCCAGCACCCATTTCGGTAGATTTGAGCGTAATTTTCATCTCGTTGTGCTGTCACCGACCACCGCCGGTCGCGTAATGGAGGATGAGCAGGGCGTCGGCATTGCCGAGCGTGACATCGAGATGGGGGTAGAGTTCTTGGGCCTTGCTCTTGAGCTTGCGCTTCCATTCGGGGCCGGTGCCGCAGGACTTGCGACCTCCGAGTCCGAGTGGTTCCTGCCAGACGCGAGGTTCGACCCTATGGAGGGCGTAGCCCTGGGCGTAGGCCAATCCCTGAACGATGCCGTAGTTTTCGTGGAGGGTGGCGACGGCGGTGGCTGGCGTGAGCTTGGAGACAAACTTCGGGATCTTCTCGATCCAGAGGTGGGAGTCGGACACCTTGAACCCGGTGAGGAGTTGATGGATATCCGGAACGGATTCGGGCATCGGGAACAGGAGGATGCCGTCCCGAGTATGGACTGCGAACCCGCCGTTCACGCCCGGGTCACAGGCTACGATTGTTTTGTTCATGGGGTTTGATTCGCACTCAACATTTCCATTTGAGTGAACGAGGTGTTTTCTGTCGATTGACCATTCGAGTGGCTTTGAACATCTGAGGCATTTTTTCCATTGAGGTTGTATTCCCATCTGATTTTTTCTCCGGTCGCTACGATAGCATTTCTGGCTCTGCCGCCTTTTCCCCATCGTATGTCCTCAACTTTCGTTTTGTGAGTAGGCAGCCATCCAGCCGCCTTGTAAATGGTTCCTGTATGGACCTCCGTATCTTGATAGCTGATAAGATTTACGATCTGCGGAAGTTCTCGGACTATCATTAGGCGCATGACCTTGAGCATCCGTGTGGCCGTGTTTTTGGGTGCATCGTTGGCGATGGCTAGTCGTCGAAGTTCCAACCAGTTGCGACCATTCAACAGACGGGCGCAGGGAGCAGACCAGATTGCGGTGGCGTAGGCTACCTCGTTGTATTCAGCAACGAAGCATACTGATGGGCTTGCTCGCACAACATTCGACCAGTCCACATTCGGCAGGCGTGAATGCCATATTTTGTTCAGTTCGATTGCACGATGCACGTTGCATTTGGCAATAGTAAGTTGGAGCGCAGAGGTCGGAATTGAACCGCCACATCCGCTTCGGAAAAGCGGCATGCTATCTCTTACATCATCTGCGCGTAACTTGTTCATTGGTTGGTTGTGACTTGATGGTGAGCTTGTGACCTACCCAGACACCGATCAAGGTGCAGACCGGGAGCATGAGTGCGATGGCGATGATGGTGCATGCGGTACTCATGCGATGGCGCATCCGAGTTGCTGGTAGCACTTGAGCCGCTTCTTCGCATGCGCCTGGGCGAGCGGATGGAACACATCCTTGAAGTCGTGGATGAAGGCTTCGTTCTTGCCCGGTGCCCGGCGCAGCGCCCTGCTGGCCCGCTGGATGGTTTTCTGGGGGCTTCTGCCTCCGGAGACCATCACAAGGGTCTCGACGTTGGGCAGGTCCAATCCCTCGTCGGCCAGCGAGGTGGCGATCATGGTCCTGATGTTGCCGGCACGGAACTCCTCCATGGCTTCTCGCCGTGCCTTCTTTGGTATCTTGGAGTGGACGAGGATGGAACCCTTGATCCGGATCGCGTAGGTCTCGCCAAGGCTCACTCTGGGGACGAGGACGAGGGTGGGTGAGTGGCTGTTGCCGCAGGTGGCGAACATGATCGCGGCGTCATTCCTTCTTTGGTTCTGGCAGATGCCGATGTCGGTGATCGCTTCCCAAGCGCACATGGCTCTGAGTTCGGCCGCACGGATCCGCATGTAGCGTTTGCGATCCATAAACAGCCTCTCGATGTGATCGTCGATCTTATGCTGGATCGCAAAGTCTGAGGCTGAAGAGAGATAGACTGTGGCATGAGCCAGCACACCGGCGATATCATCCCTTGTGATCTCGTAGACGTTGTTGAAGAAGAGGTTTCGCAGGATCGTGTTTCGCTCTAGGTCATCACACCAAGGAGTGGCGTCGAATCCGAAGCGTCTGCCGGGACAGGACTGAATGATCCGCCGCCATGATTCAGCAGGAGCGTGTTTGGCCTCATCGACGATGATGACGGCCTTTGTGAAGAAATCGACCGACTCATGGGGGCAACGGACCTCGACCAAGTCGGGGCTGACTCCGACCGATTCCAGCGCAGCGATTGCCTGCTGGCAGGTCTCGCGGGTAGGAGCGAGCCATCCAAAGCGTGAACCAGGTAAAAGGGACGAAAAGTGTTTGATGATTGAAGCAGCGATGAGGGTCTTTCCGCATCCGGCGGGGGCGATGATGATCCCACCATCCCTCATGGCCCACTCGACGGCTCGCTGCTGGTAGGGTCGGAGGAGAAAGGCTTGCTTTCCTGCGGATCCGGATTGATCTTGGTCTTGCATGACGATTCGTTGCGTTATGCGCTGATAGGGACTTATTCATGTTTCACCCCCGGAGGCTGATACCTCCGGGGGCTTTTGTTTAATGATCAGATGGTGTCGTTGTCGGCCGGCACCTTCTTCATGCGACGAACACGGAGCGTGGTCTGCTCTGCCCCGTTCTTGTCGGTGTACTTCTCCTCTTCGAGGACGATGACCATGGAGAGGCCGACGAATCCTGCGAGGAAGCCATGGAAGGCTCCGCTGACAGAGAAGTCGAACTCCTTGCCATCATCGATGTTGGCTTCGGTGGCGCTGATGAGGGACTGGACACGCCACATCAGGGTCTCCTTGAGGGCGAAGCGGTCGCTGACGATCTCGCCAGCGGAACCCTTGTACTTGAGGGTGACGACGGCATTGCCGTTCTTGTCGAGGCCATCGTCCTTGGCGGACGAGACGACGACGGTGTATTCGCCGGGACTCGGGAAGGGCTTCACTTCGGCTTGGCTGCGATCAACTGTGAACTTCATGTATGTTACTTTCGTTGTTAGTTGTTACTGTTGGGGATCCTGACGAGCTGCCCACGCAGGCAGCGAGAGAGACTGCACGGTCGATGCGTAGCACGGCCATGAGTTGAGGGTTTCGCACTCCTTGAAGAGCGAGAGTTGCGAGTCGATGATCTCGTTGCCGAGATCGATGGCCTGCTGATCCAGTTCGTAGCAGGCGACACCGAACGGGGCCTCCTTCTCGACGGCGATGAAGATGAAGCGGTCGATGCCGGTGATGCGCTGATACCATGCGGCTTGGACATGGTAGCGGAACTGAGCGACCGACTTGCCGAACGCCTGCGGTGAGGCGTCTTGGGTGGTCTTGAGATCGATGATGGCGTCCCGAGAGAGACCGTCGATGCGGGCCTTCACGGCGATGTTGTTCCAGGTGTCGAAGTACGAGACCTCGAAACTGGTGCATGAATTGAGAGCGGACGCAGCGGCCGCATGGGCGTGGACGCTGGTGGCGAGGTAGACGAGTGAGTCCCATGTCTCGATGGCCAGCGGGGTGAGTCCCCTGTCCACGATGCCTTGGTACTCGGCCCTGCCCTCCTTGGTGCGCCGGTCGCCATCAAAGGGTTTGTACCGCTTGTAGAACAGTTCCGGCTCAAGGACGGCCATGTGGGCGGCAGTCCCGTACTCCATGGCTGGGGTGACCTCCGGTTCGGAGGTTCCGTCCTGCCATGCGCGGAAGTGAGCGGGGCTCCTGCGGAACTGGTCGAGGCCGGACTTGGAAAGGGCCTTGCGTCCGTGATACTGCGAGGCCGGCAGGTCGTGGATGATCTCAGGCATTGGACACCTCCGTGGCGATGGGGGGCTCAACGGTGACCAGCTTGGAGAGGATGAGGTCCGGCTTCTTGATGTAGCGCGCAGCGGTGACATCATCGAGGTCGCGGAAGGTCTGACCGTCTTTGAGTCGGCCAGCCTTGATGAGGAGTGCATTGACCTCTATCTCGCGGGACTCGAAGAGTGTCTCCAGCTTGGTGACGAGGTCGAATGATGGGGACGGGGTGACGGCGACCTCAGAGGGAGCGGGGGTGAAGTCTTCCGTTTCCTCTGGGGTGTAGATGCCGGCGACCACTTCGGGTGCCAGCATGCGGATGGCCTTGCTGATGCAGCGGGCGCGGAGCATGGCGGACGGATCCTTGGCCCACCCGGAACCGGGTTTGGCTGGCAGGAGTCCGGCGATCTTGGCGTCGGACTCGGTGAATCCGATCTCGCACTCGTTGCCGTCATACTTCCAGACAGCGACAGCCGCTTTGGAATCGAACTGCTTCCAGAAGACCTTGCCGCCGCGAGCGCGGTAACCGGCGAGCATGGCGTCGGAACGCATGCTCAAGGAGCCGTTGATGATGTGGTACTCGCGTTTGAAGTCGAACGGGGTCTTGCGTTCGGCGGCGCATTGCCACGCGATGAGTTTGCCCTGTTCGACCTTGGTGCATCCGAGCATGCCGGATGAGGCGATCCACTCACCCATCTTCTCGATGGCGGTGAGTGGGTCGGTGAGGTGGTCGTACATGCCGACCGATGGGGGTTGCGTTGATACTGCGGTGGGGGGTGGTAGGTTCATGTTTCCTTTGGTGAGCGGAGCATTGATCGCTCCCTCACGCCCCCCACCCTAGCGGCAACCCCGCCCTTGTCCAGAAGAATTTAGAATTATTCTTGCTCGGACTGTTCTTGGAAGCCCCGTCGCGGTGCCAGCGGGGTCAGGGACTGGCCGGATTGGGCGAGTTCCCGAAGGAAAACGAACTTTCCGACGGCGAGACCACGATCATAGGCGCGTTGCAGGAGCTTGAGTTTGACTTCGTCTCCGCTTTGCTGGTACTGGCCACTTGCAAAGACTCGTTCCGCCAATCCTCGTCGGTAGAACCCGACCAGTTGGGAGTACCGGTCGAACTGCTCTGCATTCATGCGCTCAAACGTGCGGTTGTAGTAGGTCATCACCGGATTTGGCACCGATGGGATGGCCTGATTGTCCGCAGTCCTGCGCCACAGGCGGTAGATCGAAGCGTTGAGCGGATCAGCTTCAATGGATCGGCTCTTCCAAGCATCGAAGAAGTTGTAGGTCCAAGGATTTTCGCCCTTGGGTGTCTGCTCCACCGCATCTCCCCATAGATCCCGGCGCACCGGCATGGCATTCGGATCTTTTACACCAGGGAGTGCAAGACCAAGGGCAGCGTAGCGTTGGTTCAGCTCGTTGACGGCATCCTTGATGAAGCCTTCGCCACCAATGGCTGGTAGGTATTCGCGTTCAGCCCGCCGGGCGGCTCCTAGAATGTTGGGTGCGAGCGGTGAAGCTGCCGTGACAGACAGGTTTTTGACGAAACGGTCCAAGGATGTGACCGATTCCTGCGACATCAGCTTGATGAAGTCGCTTACGCCCTTGAGAAACTGCTGTTCCATCACGAAGTTGACACCCGAAAGCGCAGCACCTTTACCCAACGACAGGAAATCCGGATCGCTGGTGCGTGAACGCTCTTGAATACGTCGAGTGGTTCCTATCATCAGCCCGATTGCGCCATGTGTTCCCAGAGCGGACAGGTCTTTTACCTCATCGCCCGGGCGGAACGATGGGTCTTCACCTCTAAGCAACCTTCTCAACCCGGTGGTGTTGAGTGTTCCTGGAGGCATGACGCCACCAGCCTTGGCCAGCTCACGGGCTTTGTTGGTCTCACCCGGTGTGTCGAGGTTGGGGGTGACGACACCCTTGTCGTAGAGATAGTAGTATGCTCCACCAACGATTGACCCTACGATGAGTCTTCCGGTTGCAGTCCTGCGTTCTCTAGGACTCATATCGATCCAATTACGAAAAACCCCAGCCGGC